ACTTTTCATCTCTCATCCCCTGAAGCACGTTCTGTCGTTGTTGAGACGGCAGAAAAACCTTCAAACTGGCTGGAAGAAATAACTTCGTAAAATCCAACAGCTCATTAAAACAATTATCGTCATAACGAATGATAACAGTTTTAAGAGCGCTTAGATCTACCGAAGGTATCAACGAACCGAACTCACTAACAAACTTTCGTTTGTGCTGGGTCCATGTACCGTTATCCTTTAGTTTTGAAAGTATTTTACGTACTTTTGTTCTAAGTTTCGTTTCAAAGGCGAGGTCTTCATCCTTATCGTTTATGAACGTACCAGCTGGTACCTCTTCTAAACGAAGGAATTTCTGAACTCCTTTTGGAACACGATAACAATTAGGTGCTATTTTGCTTACTGAGGTTTTTGACCTCAATAACGCAAGATAGACAGCCTTTGCGTTGTCATCCCATCCCTTTTCCTCATCCACTAAACCTAAACCACCATGTGTATAGGAAACATCTAGTGAGCGAACACTCTGTTTTAACTGTTCATGACAGTACTTACGGATCTGGTCTTTTGTAAAACCATTTCTCAAAGCGTCTTTAACAGTGAATTCAGAATCTCTGTCCCTTTTGACTAACTTAAACTTTCCAGTTACTTGACGGCGCATAGCACCATCTTGTAAACAAAAAAGTTGTGAATCAATAGAGACAAAGCGTTTACTCACATAGTTTTTTCCAACACTGAGTTGTAGGCCAATTCTACTCGCAAAGTTTTTCCATGATTCGATTTCGCTCTCAGTCATCTGAGCAGCTACATCGTCACCATGAAATAGAGCAGGGACATCTTCTAGACTCTTCTGTGTTGCTTGACAAACCGTAAAGGCATTGGCAAGACAAAGCACAGGAAAAGATAGAAGACTTCCCATCAGTTGTCCATTTTGTTGAACAACTGGATCAAGTTTGGTCCAAGGAGGATAACTAACCAAATGGTTAGAGTATTCCCATCGAATGTAATCTGCAATATAACTCTTGTTATCATTGACAAATTCTTCGGCAAGGACTTCCATGATCGCTCTAGAAACTCTTATATCAATCTCGTCTGTTGCAGCCGTATAATCTCCGGATAAAAACGTCTTTTGTTGATCGGGTTTACCCAATTGACTAAGATCATAATCCGGTCCATTATTTGGACTAAAACAGGGATATTGTTTGAGAGCTTCAAACATTGCGAGTTGAGTTGGTTTTAAGGCGAAAGTTTGTGCCATAGGTTTTGTGATCGTTCGAACTTTCAAAGGTTCTGCAATCGCATAAACTGAGACACAATTTGGAGGAAGTTTCTCTAATGAGAATTCCATCGATAGACCCGGTAATTCACTTGTTTCACTAAGAATGGTTTGACTCCAAACACGTCTTTCCTCTGATGAGGTAAAACGGTGGAATTTTTCCATAGCTTCACGAACAATAGTGATCACAGAGGGAGGACCCGAAATTACTTTCGAGTTCACCCACTGTGACTGGATCTTCGTAGAATTTTGAGAACCATTCATATACTCCTCATCCCAAATAAATGTACGCTTACGATATCCTGATTTGGTAATTTGGTAACATGGACTGACCCTTCGAAAGAAGGCATCAGGACATGACCATCCCTTTTCATGGATAGACGTAGTTAACATGTTTGAGGTGATGATAATGAATTTACTCAAAAACTTCATCCCTTTCTCCCGCAACTCAGCCATTGGTAAGATATAGTCGCAATCAGAGACTAACTGTAATAGTTCTTTTCTGGAATCTTCCTCTAGTGGGGAAGAATATCCAAAATCATCTAGAACAGTTATTAACTGACC